AACTCTACGAGCTCATCATTACTTACACTACCAGAAGTATCTATTGCAACCAAGATATGTTTCTTGGGTTTAAATTTCATTCCGGGAGCATCCGGATATCTTTTGTTAATCTTCTTTCTAGATAATTTAGTCTCAACAATATAAGAGTTACCGGCAAATCTTCTAAGATATGCACGCCAGTTAAACTTACTAGGAGTAACCTCAGTGATGCGCTGATAAATCTGTGAAATTTCACCAGGTAAAGTACCCCGTGATTTAAGACATTCTTCTGCAGCATCTTTAAGTTGATACTCAGCTTGAGCCTTAAGTAGTTTCTTTTCAGATTCACTTAAGTTATCAAACTCTTCCCATGTACCATGCATATCACCAGCCTCACCCATCATATTTTGTACATCAGGATCATCTTGATTATCCATCAGCATATTATAATAATAGTTAGTACCGGCTTTATAATCTAGATTTAGATTAGGGAATGACTTTGGTAAAATAGCACCATCTGGAAGATAGCTCTCAGTAATATATTGGTTAAGTTCACAGTCAGCAGCTATATTAAATAACCGCTTATTAGCAAACTCATCTCTTAAATTCAAGTGATCAAATACAATATGTAAAAGCTCATGCCACAATAAACCTTTCTTGTGGTCATGTGGTAGATTATCCCAGAACTCTGAGTTAATCACAAGCTTGTAATTGATATTGTGTTTACTTACACCTGCAGTTGGAATAGAGTTATTCCATTCTTTGTTAAGACCTATCAAGAACAAACCATAGAAGGGGTGTTCAAGCATAAGTTCTTTCCCGGCTAACGCCAGTTCTTCATCTTTTTTCATAGTTTTTTGGTTTTAAAGTTTTGTAATTTTATCCAGTTCCTCTAAAAACTGAAATGCTAATTCTTCCTCATCATCTACAAATGATCCTGTTACTCTTCTTTTAGAGAAGTACTCATTTACAATCTTTAAAAAATGGGAGTTCTTAGCTCTTGCCTCGTTTACAGATTTTTTAAGTTCTGGATTTACAAGTTCTCTAATAAACTGATACTGCACATTAAGTGCTTTGGCTAATATATAAGCCTTTCTAATCTCTTTTAAATCTGATTCTTTCACACAACATTTGCAATTGGGTCAGTCCAACCGTTAGCATCGTTTACACCACTTACGTAAGCCTCTGCTTCTCTCTTGGTATCAAACTCTTTAACACCATAATCATAACCTTCTTGTAAAGACTCATGTTTATCTTTGATTAAGGCTTCCCAACCATTGATATCTACATAAATAGCAGCTGCTTGACTAAAGGCATACATAACCTTAACTTTCTTTTTTACTTCCATTTCTTTAGGATTTTAATTTCAACTCTTGGATTTTTATTATCATACACATAGGTAGCAAACACCGGTACTAGTTCATCAGCATTATCATCATCTATCCAACCATGATGTACCATTGCATCTTGTACAGCCTGTGCTATATTAATCAAGTCAAACTTATGTTTGCTCTTTCTATAGAATTTAAACTCTATATACAATGGTTTACCAAGATCTTTGGATTCTTTTCTAAACTGTTTAGCTTGTGCTTTCCACTCTTCATCAGTAGCAAGTTTCCACTTTCTTGTAGCGGCACTTGCAATACTGTATTTTCCTGTCCATACTCGGCCATTCTTACTAGAAGGTGTGTTACCAGAAATAATAAATGTTGTCATAATTATTATCTAAATATTCTTTTATCTTTTGATACCCATGATCCTTTACAGAATCAGAGATGTCTTTAGAGAAAGGCAAATATAAAGATTTTAAATAATTAAATTGACTACAATATTTTACTGCAGCTCTATTACCGGCATCATCATTATCAAATAGTATAAAGCAGTTTTTATAGTTACCACTAATACCATCTAGATATTCTTTCTTAATCATTGTATTCTCAGAATCTGGTGCCAGAAAATCTATATTTGGGTACATCTTCTTTAAACACATACCATCTTTAAGAGAGGATACAATCACTAATGAGTTATTGCCGGATAGTTGCTCACTACCCTGTATGTAATCTTTTACTTTTAAGAATTTCTTCTTCTGAACTTTAGGCTGATAGATTTTAACTAGTGTACCATCTTTCTTGAAGTAACCATATATATTAGAGCCCTCAATATTTAAGACTTTATATATACCATCCTCTTCTTTAAACATAGTGTAACTACTTAGAGGTTTTATATTATAGTGCTCTAGCATTCTAGAACCTATACCATATTTACCCCAATAGCTTTTATCTAGTGTATTCCATTGCCTAACCTCATATCTATCAATTTTGTATTTATTGTACTGTTTAAACACCTGTAGATCATATCCCCCGTTATTATGCAATACAAACTCATTGTAATCTCTTACAAGTTTGTGCATAGTATTTAACCGGGTATCTATACCAAGCATCTTTTGTACTAAGTCAATACAATCACCGCCATTATCTGTTGAGAAATCTTTGTACTGATATCTATTCTTCTCTTGTTTAAAGTAGATACACATACTAGGAGTTCTTTCACTAGGATTAAAGACGGACTTTATTTTAATATCTTGACCAGTTAACTTCTGATCTAATCTACAATAATGCTCAAATACCCATGTTACAGGTACTGACTTTATATCCGGAATTAGAATCTTTGTACTAATCATAACTGCAATAATAAAAAAGGGGGACCATATAATCCCCCTTTAGTATAATAAACTTTAAAACTTAAAACTCAAATCCTGTAGATGTATCAGTTTCAGTCTTGAATGGATTAGAATCACCAAATGATTCTACATTTTCCACCTTAACTTTCTTGATATGTAACTCAGGGTTGTAAGAGATTAATCTGCTTGAAGTTGCAGTAGCTGATTCCAATGCATATGCCTCTTTGCTAGACTTTGGCAAGAACAAATCATAGTTAATGTAACCATTCTTTTCATACTCTTTACCATTGATACACATGTTAAACAATGAGTCATCTGCAATAACAACGTTAGCTGCTTTAACAAAATCCTCAATAGTGGCAAACTTACCATCTGCTTCTTCAAACCACTCAAGTTTACTTCCAGCAATACATAACTGCTGTATTGCACGTAAAATACTCAAGTCACGGCTAATCTTGATACCTGTTTTTGTTTCACCATCAGAGAAAGGATAAAAGCCAAACTTAACTTTACCAATCTGACCTTTGTAACGGGCACCACTTGGCTTGTCTTTGTCTACTAAGAATCCTTCAAATGAAGCACCCATATCAGGTCCTTCTACATTCAAAATCAGGTGATAAGCACCTGCTTTGTAACTTACACTCTCTAATGAAATAGAGTTAATCTTCACGGTGTGTTCACCGGGGCTCAGGGTTTTCTTTGGCGAGCTACTCGTAGCTTGCACGTCTTTTGTGCTAATCATGGTTATTAATTTTCGTAGTTAATTATTGCTTGTTTTACAAATTCTAAATCATTAGGAATCTCAAAGGACTCAAACATACCGGCTGGTGACTTACATGTATTCTCACCGTTATTCTGTGTTTCAAATACATACTTCATAGCACCGTCTTTGTCTTTGTCTTTCTTTACTTTACCAAATAAAACTATAGAGTATAATCCCTCTAAAGTTAAACTGTTATCTACCAATTTACCAATTGTCTTGGCCTTAAACTTTCTTCTGCCTTCTAAGTCCTGAGACTCTTCTGCATGTGTTAAAAAGAATACATATAAGTCTTCACGTAGTGTGGTTGGAAGCTTTGCAATAGTTGCAATGCTCTTAGCAATACTAGTGAATTTCTCAAAACCCTTTTCTTCTGCTCTATCAAAATACTCAAATGCTGACATGTACTGAAAATCATCAATGATGATATTCTTAATCTCAGGTCTTTTCTCACTTACATACTTAAGACAGGCCTCAATTTCTTTAGCACCGGCTCTAGTATACATGTTACCAGACTGATCTTCTCTGCTCCAAATTTTGTACTTGTTCTTCCATCCTTTAAAGGGAAGGGGTTTGTTTGCTACATTTACAATAAATGTTTGTGCTGGGTCCAGGTTTGCAATACTTGTGCTTTTACCTGCACCGCTCTCTGCGATTACTAAGATGCTTTGTGCCATATTATTTTAGTTTTATAATTTCATTTAACCATTGCTTGTTACTAACAGGTTTCTTAAGCATAATAGCAGCAAGATCTCTAATTGTAAGCATATTAAAGGGCTCATCTGTAGGACCTAAGTCTAGACTTGGCAATTTAATTTCTTTTACTGCAGCAGCCTGTTGCACAATTCTAAGTTCTGATACAGGAATCATGTATCTCTCTTGAATACTTTCTGTGGCCTCAATTACATCATACTCTGTTCTCCAGTGTGGATTAAATATCCATTTGTATAATGTGCGTTTAGCATCTTCAGGAATGTACTCACTACTGATAAATTCAGTGTATACATTTTTAGGGACATCATAATACTCTGCTCTCTCTAACTCAGATGCAAAGAATGTAATGTGTTTCTCATCTTTTGTAGCCGGTTTATAGGCCATTTTAGGAATAAATAAAGGTTCAGATACACCTTCCTGCATGAATTTTTCCATTTGGAATTCATACAAGTCTTGGATCCTTTTCTTTCTTTCCTCTGATGTAAGTTTTTGTGTTGATTTAGTGCTTATCATGTTGTTTTTATTCTTCTTTCTTGTGTTGCGGGTGTTTCCATTTCTATCACACTCATTTTTTCAAACTGGGCCTTAAAGAAAGACATCCGGTTATCACCATTTCTTGCTTTAAGAAAATGCATAACTAGAGTCTTATCATCTTCAATGATATATCTATCAGGTCCATAAAATTTAATCTTCTGCTTTGCGGGTCTATTTAATCCTACTACTAAATCAGCATGTTGTAGCAATGCATCACCACCAAAGATATCAGAGTCAAGTATGTAATTACCATACTTACCATCTTCATTCCTCTCAGGAGACTCTACACTTCTGTTTAACTGACTTAGTACAATCATAGTAATTGGGTAAATCCTTTTTATCTCAGTAAGCATCTCACCAAACTCATAGAGCATTTCATACTTGTCTCTGTGATAAGGCGCTTTCTTTAATAGAATACTGTGGTCCAATGTAATAATTGTTTTTGTCTGATACTCATTGATATATTTATCAATAATATCCCGCATTTCATTTACAGTACAGGGTTGCTCTACTGTATCTATTGGGTAATTAACTTTAGTTTTGGCCAGGTCATAACACTGTACAATCTCTTCCCTTGTTAACTTGTTACCTTCAGCACTACATAGATACTTATAACTCTTACCTAAGCTTGCACTGAAATCTCTTAAACAAGAGGTT